ATTTCCGTGGGCGTCGCGCTGGGCGCGAGCTTGAGGACGACGAGGTTTCCCGCGCCGATGGCAAAGCTGGTGATGAAGGCGGCCATGTAGTGACCGCCATTGACGTTGAGGCTCTGTGTGCCAAGGCAGAACACCAGGCCGAATGTCGAGACGAAAAGCGCAAGCTCGGTCATGATGCAACCGCCGGCATCTGCCCGAGCGCCGCCAGAATGGCTTGTAGGCTGGCCGCCTGGTGCGCAGCGTCGTCAAGCGCGTTGTGCTTGTCTCCGGCGCGTTCCGGCTCAACGACACCGGGAATCACCTTGCGCAGCGTTCTGTGGCAGCGCTCGTTCCAGTAGTGCCATGGCTTCTCGATGCCACAGAGGCGGAATGCCTCGGACAAAATAGGAAAGTCGAAGCTGGCGCCGTTTGCCCAGACGATCAGGTCTTCTTTCTCGTCGCTCAAGGCGTCGCCAATCAGGAAGGTCGACAACAAACGGAGCGCGCTTTCAAGCGAGTCATTGCTGCCACCGGCAGACGCTGCGGCGCGGGCGGCATCCGGTTGGCCCATCCACCAGACCACCGTTTCGGCATCCATTTCAAGGCCCGCAGCAATGCTGCTGGCGAGGCTCACGGCGCGATAAAAGCTCGGGCTGCGGGATTGCCCCACCGGGTCGAATTCAACCGCACCAATGGCCAGGATTGCCGCACGCGGCCCCTTTCCCATTGTCTCGATGTCGATCATGACGTGGCGCTTCATGGCGCCACCACAACGCACTCGCCGGCCAGCGCCATATAGGCAGCGCCGTCAATGTAGTCGTCCATGACGTGGCGCCCGGCCTGGGCGCGCGAGAGCTTCAGGATGGCCATGAAAGCCCAACCCTCACGCTCGGTCAGCTTGTGCCCGGTCAAAGCATTGAATGTGGAGACGGTACGCGCCATGCTGCGCTCGCCATCGGCCGCGTCGCGCTGGTTTGCACGGTCGCCAATGGCGTCCGCTGCGGCGATCAGGATTTCCGTCGCCTCCATCATGCCTCCCAGCGCCGCACCATGCCGATAGGCAGCGTGCTGGTGTAGTTCATGCGCAGGGAGACTTCCTTTCGGGCGAGTTCCTCGAGGCGTTTTTTGACGTCGGCCTCGGCGGATTCAGCCAAGGCGATCTCGATGTTGATCATGCGGATGCGCGCCCGAATCACTGCGCGTTTGATTGCTGCGATCATGTCGTTTCTCCTGTCGAGGCCCGGCCGGAGCCGGGCCGTGTGGGTTATTGAGCGAATGGCTCGCCGAAGAAGAACGGGTTGCCGGTCTTTTCGCGAATCTGGCCAATCAGCGTCTGGGTGGCGGCTTCGAGCACCTTGTCCTGGCGGATCAACTCGAACCAGAAGGTCAGCTTGCCGTCGCGCACGCGGTAGCGCAGCCGGGCGTCGAGCCGGTAGGCATCGCCGTTCCAGAACACCGGGAAGCCCAGCGAGAAGCGGTCGAAAACCTGCATCTTCTGCAGCGTCTGGGCGTCGTCGTCCTGCACGAAGCTCATTTGCACGCCGCCGTTTTGCAGCCGGATCGCGCTCTTGAAGCGCATGTCCTGGTTAGCTTCGAAGGTGAGCGCCATTTCCAGCATCTGCGAGCCGGTAGGCTGGCCTTCGACGCTGGCAATGTCCTTCAGGTTGTCCTCGATGAACGAGGCGAATTCAGCCTGGGAGAACCCCTGCTTGTGCTTGCCGGTCCAGCGGTTCCATTCTTCGGAGAATTCCGGGGTGAAGGTGGCGCGGTGGTCGCGCCAGGCAGGCTTGTTCTCGTCCTCGCTGTGGTCGTTGAGGATGCCGAGGAAATTCACCTTGCCGGCAAGGTAGTCGGCCACGCACCAGATGGTGCTGTCGGTCAGCGATCCGTGGCGCTTGATGTACTCAATGAAGCTCTCGGCATCATGCAGGCGCACCTTGGCGAGCTTGCGGCGCGGCGCGGCGAGCAGCTTGGCGTCGTCGTCCTTCTCTTCCAGCTTCCAGCCCGGAGGCAGTGCCACGCGCTTGATGTTGCCACCCGGCTCGCTGATGATTTCAATCGGCGCCTTCATTTCGCGCGCCAGCGTCTCGGCGAGGTTTTGAGTCTCGGTGGATTGCAGTTCCATGGTTTGTCCTTATGCGGTTTTGAGGTTGGCAACCGGGGTGTCGCTGGCGCCAGCAACGCTCTTCAGATCAAGCTTCTGCTGGTGCGGATCGTCTGCAACGAGGTTGCCTTCCGGCGTTGCAAACAGCATGGCTTCCATCGGGTCTTCCGCCGGCTTGCTGACCTTCACGGTGCCAGTGATGTGCATAGCACCGCCGCGCGTGGCCTTTTTCACCTTGATCTTGAGGTCGATGCTTCCAGCCTTGCCGGTGCTGTCGACCGCAGCCACCAGTTCTGCCAGCTTGTCGCTGGCGGTGTCGATGAAGACGCCCCCGCCTATGTGGCGGAGAGTGTCTGTGATGGGACGAATGCTCATTTCCTTCTCCTGACTTTTGCCCCGGAAAAAGCGCTCCGGCGGCGGGGCGCTTGCTAAATCAGAGCTTCCTGCACCGGCATGGGGCGGCCTTCGCGCTCGGCGCGCTTCCGGGCCGCGCTGGCGGCGCAGCGGATGGCCGTGCCAATGGCCGGCACGGTGATGGCGCGCTGGAATGTCCAGCCCAGGCGCCAGAGACCGGAGCGGCGGAAGGCGTCGCGGAGTTCCTGGGTGCTGGGCGCCATCACTCACCCTCCGGCTCGTTGTAGAGCGAGTGGGGCATGGTCGCTGCCGGTCTGGGCATGGATGGCGCGCGGCTGTCTTGCGCCGCCGTCTCGCCAGCGCAGACTTTTACGGTGGCCTTGGCGATTGCGGCGCGGGCATTCATGGCGGTGATGTCGCCGTCGCCGCCAGAGACGCGGCGGTAGGCATCCACAATCTTGAGCGCCTCGCGCAGCGAGGCAAGCAGGTCAGGCGCCGCTTCGATCAGGGCGCGATTGGCGGCGTCTTCGGCAAGCGTCGCAGCAAGGTCGCTGTCGACAAAGCCGTAGGCGAAGGTATCAACCTCGAGAATGGTGTGGACGGCGCCGGCATCCGGGTTCAGTTCTACCGGGCGCAAGCTGTAGCCATCCCACTTCCATGGGCCGGGGGTGTGGGGCCGGAAGGTGTTGCACTTCGATTGTTCTGATGCGTTTGACATTTCGCCACCTCGGTTCAGTTCGGTTGTGGCGATTATGAACTAGCGGTTCAGAATGTCAAGACTAATAGTTCAGTTTTTGGAGAGCACGTGGCTATGTTGAGCGAAGGCGAAAAAAAACCGCCAATAAGGCGGTTGTGCGATGAGGTCTGTTTCTAGCGTCTAGATCGACGCCAATCCCAAGGCGGGACCGGGCTGGAATCTACCCAAAGCCCCTTATTGGACGCCCTGGCATCATCCTGCATTGCATACAAAGAGCGATCCGTGACATAGCGGTCATAAACCCAGGCAAGCCCACGCCGGACTTGCTCTGCGCTGACGTCTTTCCCGTCACATACAGCCCGCCCAATGATTCTGCCATATCGGTCTCTCCCGTTATCTTTGACCACAGCGCTCCTGTCAAAGCACAGATCAGAAAGCGACTGCTTGGACCGCGCGCCGAATGGCTGACTTTTTTCTGGAGCGTCAATCTCTGCCAGCCGAATCTTTATCTGCTCCCCGTTGCTGAGTAGCGTCATCGTGTCTCCGTCGCTGACGCCGACAATTCGACCGGACAGATCATCGGCAGAAACGCAGGCAGCAAAAAACACAAAGACCGCAGGCGCGAACCTCACTTTTTGGAAGGCCCTTTCTTTTCGGCTTCTCGATTCCTTCGCAAACCCGCTTACTCCCGCTTATCGAACCATCGTTGCATACAAATTTACCACCAGAGCAATGCGAAACACCGCCTTTTTTGCCGGAGCACGGTGTGTTAGCGGCCATGACCAAGCCAGGGAGCACGGTTGCGCAGATTGCTGCGACTGCCAGTAGCGACTTCATTCTTTCACCTCACTGTTGTTGAAAATATCGTCATTGGCCGCCGGCCGCTCTTGACTTATCGGGTATCCGTAATCCGTGGTTGATTTCCCGGTTTCTCACTCCAATGTTATTTAGTAGTTAAACCGTACATAGTGGTTGATTTCTTTGTGTGTTGGTGTATAGTTAAACCGTAATTAGTGGTTGATGTTTAACGAACACGACGGGGACCGATATGAGAGCCAACCAACTGAATAAAAGGAAAGCGATGAAAACCGAACTGCAAGCACGTCAAGAATTCGCCGCGTACTTTCTCGACCTGAAGGCGTCGATGGCACGCGAAGGTGCAAAAGTTGAGAAGTTTGCAGAATGGGAGCGATTTATCGAACACCAGATTGATGAAGAAAATTTCCCGGTAGAAGCGGTGAGTTGGAAGTGCCCTCGCTCGCTTGAATCTGAATTGAATCGTTAGCAGACAACAACCGCTGATTGCGCTTTATGGCTGACTGTCAGATCATCACGTTCCCTGCCAAAGAGAACAACAACATGCCTGCGAATATCCTGAACCTGCCGGCCTACGTCGTCACGGCCATTACTGAGAACGAGCACGATTACCACGTCAATGCGGAGTGCCCTATGTGCCACTCTTCCAATCTGGTCGGTTTCGGTCGCCGCGAGCAACTGGTTAAAGACCTGCCTATGCATGGTCGGCGTGTTGGTATCTACGTCAGCACCCGGCGCATGCAGTGCCGTGGCTGCAACAAGACGTTCTCTGAAGCGCTTCCCGAGGTCGATGAACACCGAATCATGACTCGCCGCTTGGTCGAGTGGATCGGTAAGCAGTCGGTGAAGCGAACCTTCGCTAGCATTGCTGAAGAGGTCGGCGTGGTTGAAGGCACGATTCGTTTGATCTTCAAAGACTACGTTTCCAATCTGGAAAAGACAATACGCTTCGAGACACCGAAATGGATGGGCATTGATGAAATCCACCTGATAAAACCGCGTGGAGTCATCACCAACATCGCCAATAACACGATTGTCGAGTTACTGCCCAATCGAACCAAAGAGACGGTAGTGCGCTTCCTGCATCACTTGGAAGGCAAAGATCGTATCCAGTATGTCGCCATGGACATGTGGCAACCGTACCGTGATGCCTGCGCGGCGGTGATTCCTGACGCCCAAATCGTTATCGACAAGTTCCATGTCGTGAAGATGGCGAACGAGTCCATGGAGAAGGTCAGGAAGGGGCTACGCGAGCGTCTGACGATCAAGCAAAGGCGAGGACTCATGCATGATCGTTTCGTGCTTCTACGGCGCGAGCGTGACCTTACCGACAAGGATAGTTTGCTACTCTCTGGCTGGTTAAAAAACTACGATGAGATGGGCATCGCCTACCGGCTCAAAGAGGACTTCTTCGGCATCTACGATGCGCAGTCGCCTGACGAAGCGCAAGGCCGGTATCTGGAATGGAAAAGCCGGATTACGCCAGAAGTCGCCCCGGCCTTCCATGATCTTGTGCGAGCTTGGGATAACTGGACGCCGTGGATTCTCGGCTACTTCGATCATCCAATAACAAATGCCTATACCGAATCCTTGAACAGCTTGATTCGAGTGATGGATCGGCTGGGGCGTGGATACAGCTTTGAAGCGCTACGCGCCAAGATTCTGTTCTCAGAAGGCGCTCACAAGCACAAAAACAGCCGGCCAAAGTTCGAACGCAAGACCAAAGAGCGGATTGAGCCAGAGGCTGAATACAGCAGAAGCTTCGAGATGTTCTCACCGTCGTTTGGAGTGATGGAGGGAAAACCTCCAAAACTGAAACCGGCACCATCAACACAACCAGAGAAAAACTATGGAGCGTCCATATCAACACTCATCGAGTTGCTGGAAGCGGGTGAGCTTTGAACCCATTTCAACCACGGATTACGGATACCCGACTTATCGTGCATGTCTGCTCCGGCATCATTTCCGGCCGCCGGTTGCGCAAGTAGATCAACCATCTGAGCAGCCTTGGATTGCGCCGCTGGCGCCATGGCCTGCATTACTTCTGCGACATGGGCAATGGCCCGTGTCGGATAGATTTCATCAAAACGCTTTGGTCCTCGACCAGTCATAAGCCACTCAAAGCAGACCCCGCTCCACTTTGCTATCTCTGAGCATTTGTTCACAGCAGGGTAGGACTCGCCTTCCAGCCACTTTGCCGCACCCCTTGGGCTGACATCAAACAGGCGCGCAAGCTCAACCTGCCTAGCCTTGTATTTCGGCGGCAGGCCCATGTCATCGCAGGCTTCGTTCAGCCTTTTTGAGAAGTCGATTCGCTCTTGATTTTCCATTGAACTGATAGTAGGGAAATCCAACGGAACAATCAGTCGTTGACACAACTGAACAGCCGGTTCAGAATTCGGCATCATGAGCACCCCCATTCAACAAGCCGTCGCCATAATTGGCGGTAAAAAAATAACGCGCGGCATCGCAGTAATTGCCGACCGCTGCGGCGTTTCATATCAGGCAGCCCGCAAATGGTTCAACGCAGGCCGCCTGCCTCGTACCGAATGGACCGGAGAGACTCGCTACGCTGAAATCATCGAGGCCGCTACCGATGGCCAGATCACGCGCCAGCAACTTCTTTCCACTCCAACCCGGAGCGCCTCATGAGCGCGCTTCGGTTTTCTACCGACCTCCCTGCCCGCACTGGCAGACTGCGGGAAAAAGCCGTCTGCCGCTTTACATCGCCCGTCCGGAGCATTCGTTCCGGGCGGGCTTTCTTTTACGGGTTCAGGTTATTCAGGTCGGGATGCTTCACCAACGTTCTCAGGGAGAAATCATGAACATACTGGACGCGGCCCATCGCATCGGGCACGAGTACCCAGGCGGCGCGGGCGTGTTGGCTGATCGCCTCGGCATCAATCGGGTGGTTTTCAACAGCCGGCTCAACCCCAACCTGCCGTCGCACCATTTGAGCCTGCTCGACTCGCTGCGCATGCAGCAGCTTGCCGGCCGGCAGGATGTCCTCCATGCGATGGCATCGGAGCTTGGCTTTGTTTGCATTCCGGCGGGCGCCTATGGCGGCGTTTCGGACGCGGCGCTGCTGGATTTGTTCTCGACGATGATCCAGCGCCTGGGCGATTTTTCACGGGCATTCCACGAGGCGCTTGCTGATGGCCGGGTGACCGAGAAAGAGTTCGAGGCAATCCGCACGGAGTTCTATTCCTTGCAGGCGGCCGGCGCGGAGTTGTTGAGCCGCGTGGAGTCGCTCACCGAGAAGCGGCCGACCAGCAACGCGACATCCTCCAAGTAGCACAGGAATGACAGGGGGGGGGATGGGCCGCATCGATTTTTCCGCTATTAACGCGGCGGCGCTTCAATGCTTTGATTCGCTGCTGCGCGAGTGGCTGCCGGATGGCCACAAGGATGGCCCGGAATACAAGTCACTGAATCCAACTCGGGCGGATAGCCGCGCCGGGTCTTTTTCCATCAATGTGGTCAAAGGGGTCTGGCAGGATTTCGCCACGGACGACAAGGGCTCCGATCCGGTGTCTTTGTACGCGTACCTTTTCCACGGCAACGACCAGGGCGCCGCCGCCAAGGAACTGGGGGACCGCCTCGGCGTTCGCTCACCAGGCTCGACGGCACCCGCACGGAGCGCCAGCACCCAGCCAGCGCCATCTGCACCGGCCAAGGGCCAGCGTTCGCCATGGCAGGCGGTGACGCCGCCGGCATCGGCAGACGAGCCGCCGAAGGCGCACAGCAGGCGCGGAATTCCTGAGAAGGTGTGGTGCTATCGCGGCGCAGCCGGCGAGGCGCTCGGGTTCATCTATCGCTTCCGCACATCGGATGGCGGAAAAGAAGTGCTGCCGGTCTCCTGGTGCCGCAATACGGACACGGGTGCGGAGGAATGGCGGTGGATGGCTTTCGGAGAGCCTCGCTGGCTTTACGGCCTGGACCGACTGGTGGCGCTGCCCAACGCGACCGCGCTGGTGACCGAGGGCGAGAAGTGCGCGGATGCAGCCGCAGAGGCGCTGCCGGAGTTGGCGTGCGTGACGTGGCCGGGCGGCAGCAAGGCGGTCGACAAGGCGGACTGGACGCACCTCGCCGGTCGCAAGGTCATCATCTGGCCGGACTGCGACGCGCAGACCGATAAGGAAGGTGCGCTGCTGCCAGAGGAAAAGCAGCCGGGCATGGTCGCCGCCGAGAAGATCGCGGCAAAGCTGCTGGCCCTGGGCTGCAAGGTCTGGATCGTGAAGATACCCGCCCCCGGCGAGAAGCCTTCCGGGTGGGACATTGCCGACGCTATCGCTGATGGCATGACGGGCGATGCGCTGCGCGAGTTCTTGCGGACGGAGGTTCGCTTGCATGCGCCAGCATCGCCTCCGGCAGAGGACGCTGCAGCGGGCGCTTCGGAAGGCATTTCTACCCCTCCACCGGCTGGCGCGAGCAGGAAGAAGCACCGGCCTCGGGCGGACTGGGAGTCCGGGCTGATTCAGAAGCCGCGCGGCGGACTTGAGGATTGCCGGGAGAACGTGTTCCTGGTGCTGTCGCGTCATCCCGAATGGGACGGGGTGATCGGCTACAACGATTTTTCGCAGCGCATCGAGAAGCGCCTGGCGCCTCCGTTCGGCGGCAAGCCGGGGGAATGGACAAGCCAGGACGATTACGACCTCGGGCTGTGGCTTGCCCAGAATTGCGACCTGCTCATCAAGGGCGAAGGCACGCTGACGTCGGGCGTGGCAATGACGGCGAACCGGAACAAGTTTCACCCGGTGCGCGACTGGATGAATGCGCTGCCGGCCTGGGATGGCATCGAGCGCCTGCCGCACTGGCTGATCGAGTGCATGGGCTGCGAGGATAAGACGTTCGTCCGCCTGGCCGGGGAGTTCTTCCTGATCGGCATGGTGGCGAGAATCTTCCAGCCGGGCTGTGCCATGCAGTACATGCCGATCTTCGAGGGCGCGCAGGGCAAGGGCAAGTCGACGGCTTTGCGGGTACTCGGCGGCGATTGGTTTGCCGAGACGCCATTCAAGCTGGGCGACAAGGACGCCTATATGCAACTGAACGGCGCGATTCTGTACGAGGTGTCCGAAATGGACAGCTTCAACAAGGCCGAGACGACGGCGGTCAAGGCGTTCGTGACGATCCAGACCGACCGATACCGCGAGCCGTATGCCCGACGTCCGGTCGACCGCCCACGCCAGTGCGTTTTCGCCGGCACGACGAACCACGGCGAATACTTCAAGGACACGACCGGCAACCGGAGATTCTGGCCGCTGCGGGTGACGAACATTGACCTGCAGAAGCTGGCGGAATGGCGAGAGCAGCTTTTCGCCGAGGCGCTGCAAAAGTACCGGGCCGGAAACCGCTGGCACCCGACACGGGACGAGGAGCGGCTCTATTTCTTCCCTGAGCAGGAGGAGCGCGAGATTGTCGATCCGTGGCTCTACCCGCTGCAGGACTGGCTTGATGATCCGGCGCGCAGACCGACCAAGGAATTCACGTCGAAGGACATTCTGGTCGGCGCGTTCGAGGTTGAGTTGAGCAAGGTCGACGGCAACCGTGGCATGGCCACGCGGCTCGGAAACCTCCTGGCGAAGCTCGGGTGGGGCAAGGGCCGCCGGCCAACAGGAAAGCGCGAGTGGGTCTATTTGCGGCCTGCGCCAGCCGCGCCTGCAGGCAATGCAATAAAGGAAGAGGCAGATGACCCGGTTGGATTCTGATCGCCTCGTGATGTTTGTGAGTTTCGCCCAGGGATCGGCGCGTGGATTCTTCCGCACGTCCGGAAAAGGGCCGCTCACTGACCGCCACGAAAGCGACTCGTCCAACCTCGCAACAAGTAGGTTAGACGGCAAGGTTGGACGGCCGCAACCCGCATGGTTAAACCATCCGTCCAACCGTCCAACCTCGTCCAACCTAACCGCGCACACCCGCGCACGTGAGGCAGGCGCGCATGTGCGTGTGTCGCCAGCATGGCTTTATTTATTCATTCCTGCGGTCTTTGGTTTTTGGTTAGACGAGGTTAGACGGTTAGACGGATTTAGTAATGGTGCGGGTTTCAGCCGTCCAACCTCGCCGTCCAACCTTGTTTTAGCAGGTTGGACGGAATGAATGATGAGCTTATCGACCAACTCCGCGCCGACTTCAGGCTGGTTAGCCGCTGGCACATCGAGCAGGGCAAATGGACCGAGGCTGACGCCCAGGAGTTTGTCGAGGCAATCCGGGAGGCCATCGCCACCCGGAACGAGGAACACATCGAATGCTGGGCGCGAATGATGGCCGATTACGCCAAGCCGATGCGAGAACTGACCGCCCGCATTCGGGCTTTTGAACAAAGGATTCGAGAGGGAAAGGGGAAAGATGATGCAAACGATCAACACGGTTCTTGAGGACATTGCGGCGGAGATTGGGTTCGGCGCAACGGTGCGGCTCGCTGCCGTCTATGGCGGCACGACGATCAGGGTTCCAGCCAAGTGCGCCGATGGCCACCCACTGGTGAAGCTGATCGGACATGCGTGCGTCGCCAGGCTCGCCGCGATGTTCCCGTCGCCGGAGACGCTCGACGTTCCAAACCTCGCCGAGTTCGAGCGGTGGAGAAAGGTCAAGGCCGTCGCATCGCTGGCATCGCGCGACGTTCCCAAGGCGGACATCGCCACCCTCACCGCCATGAGTCCGCGCCACGTCGGGAACATGCTGAAGCTCGCCGCCGAGGTCGGGCTGGTCGAGGCGAAGCCAGACCGCAAACCGGCCGGGGACCCTGGCGCCCCCCAGGAGGTACGGGTGCTCGGACCCTCGCCCCTCAGCTAGCGTGGGTGTTTTTTGGTAGGTAAACGCTTGATTTTATGAATAACAGTAACGGAAACGGGTAGAAAAATGAGCTTTTCAGCAGACCAGATTGTTGTACGCCGCGTCGAGGAATTGATGCCATACGCCCGCAATGCGCGGACCCATTCAGACAACCAAGTCGAGCAGCTTGCGCAGTCGATCCGGGAGTTCGGTTTTACCAACCCCGTCCTCGTCGATGGAGAAGGCGGCATCATTGCCGGCCACGGCCGCGTTATGGCCGCGAAGAAGCTCGGCATGGACACCGTCCCGACCATCCGCGTCGATTGGCTCAACGACGCCCAGCGCCGCGCCTACATCCTTGCCGACAACAAGCTCGCGCTGAATGCCGGGTGGGACGAATCCATGCTTGCGCAGGAACTCGACGAACTGCGCGTCGATGGGTTCGACCTTGGCATGACCGGATTCTCCACCCGCGAGATCGACGAACTCCTGGCCAGCCTTGATGGCGACCATGTCGGCATGACAGAGGATGATGCGGTCCCGGAAGTCCAAGCAGAGGCAATCAGCCAGCCGGGCGACATTTGGCACCTCGGCGACCACGTCCTCATGTGCGGCGATTCAACAGACCTCGAGCACGTCAAAACCCTGCTCGGCGCCGCCGGCCTGGCCGACATGGTTTTCACCGACCCGCCTTACGGCGTCAACTACTCCGGAAAAGGATCGGTGCACGAATCGCACGTCCGCGCTGCAGCGCTCAAGGGCGCTCCGGCAAAAACGCAGCACCGCCCGATTGCAAACGACGCACTCAACGACGAGCAACAGCTTAATTTCTGGCGGGATGCATTCATCAGCGTCGCGTCCGCAATCAAGCCCGGCGCCGCGTATTACATTTGCTCGCCGCAGGGCGGCCGGATGATGATGATGATGCAGGCCATGGCGGAGGCAGGTATCCCGCAGCGCCACGAGATCATCTGGCGGAAAAACACCTTTTCGCTTGGCCGCGCCGACTACCATTATCAGCACGAGCCGATCCTTTACGGCTGGAAAGAAGGCGCAGGCCACGCCTGGTATGGCGGCCGCGACCAGACATCCGTCTGGGACTTCCCAAAGCCGCAGAAATCCGACCTTCATCCAACCATGAAGCCGGTCGACCTGATCGAGAAAGCGCTGCGCAATTCGAGCAAGGCCGGCGACATGATTCTCGACCTCTTCGGGGGAAGCGGATCAACCATGATCGCCAGCGAAAAGACCAACCGGCTGTGCCGGATGATGGAGCTTGATCGCCACTACTGCGACGTCATTGTTCGCCGCTGGCAGGAATTCACTGGCCGCCGCGCTACCCATGCGCTGACATCGCAACCATTTCCGGCGTGAGGTAGAGCATGGCACTCGTCAGCCTCCGGGAGTTCGCCAGGCAGCACGGCTGGAACCCAGGCTATGCCCACAAGCTGAAGTCGCGCGGCGTCCTGGTGCTGCGCGAGGATGGCGGCAAGGAACTGGTCGACGTCGAGGCCAGCAATGCCGCCATTGAGGCGGCGAAAGACCCGGCCAAGGGGTACATGGCCGAGGTCAATTCAGCGCAGCGCCAGCGCCACGGAAAGCCCGAGTCGATGGATATTGACCGGGCAGACCCTGTCGGAAATTCTGGCGCCGAAACCCGGCAGTCTGGAACGAGCAGCAACGCCACCTATCACCAGGCAAAGGCCGCCAGCGAGCTTTACCGCGCCAAGCTCTCCCAGCTTGAGTACGAGCAGCGTATCGGGAAAATGGTCCGCACCGACGACGTCAGGACGGCGCTGGCCAGCCGGATCACCCAGGTTCGAGACTCGATCCTGCAAGTGCCAGCAAGGCTTGCGCCGGTCATTGCAGCAGAATCGTCGCCGGCCAGAGTGCGCGACCTTATGGAAGAGGAACTGCGGCGAACACTTGAGCAGCTTGCAGCGCCGCTTAATTTTGGAGAGGAAGAATGAAACCGGCCGACGCATTCCTTCTGGTCGACGGAGTTTTCGCCGAATTCATGCGCCCACCAGAATCGCTCACCGTTAGCGAATGGTCCGACAAATACCGCTTCCTTTCCGGCAAGGCATCGTCAGAGCCTGGCCCATGGCGAACGGAGCGCACGCCCTACCTGCGTGAAATCATGGATTGCCTGTCGGCACGGTCTGGCATCGAAGAGGTTGTATTGATGTGTGGCGCCCAGCTAGGCAAAACGGAGTCCGGCAACAACTGGATCGGCTACATCATCGACGTCGACCCCGGCCCGATCATGGCCGTGCAGCCGACCATTGACCTGGCCAAGCGCTACTCCCAGCAGCGAATCGGCCCACTTCTCTCGCACTCGCCGCGCCTGGTCAAAAAGGCTGCCGAGAACTACTCACGCGACGATGCCAACACGACCTTCATGAAGGACTTCATTGGCGGAGTCCTGGTGCTGTCTGGCGCAAATTCAGCGAAGAGCCTGCGCTCGATGCCTGTGCGCTACTTGTTCATGGACGAAATTGACGCCTATCCCCTCGACGTCGACGGCGAAGGCGACCCCATCGCCCTGGCCGAAAATCCTCAAGGTATCGACGCCGACGCTGCGCGGGTTTTCGAGGATCGAATCCGCTTATCTGGCGTCGGATGGCCGCCGGTACCATGTGGCCTGTCCGCACTGCGGCGAGTACCAGGCGCTTGAATTTGGCGCCGACAAACCCTACGGCCTGAAGTGTCGCCGCAACGAAAACGGCCCACTGATCGAAACCACCCACTATCTATGCCGTCACTGCGGATCGGAGATCGAAGAGCACCACAAAACCGCCATGCTTGCCGGAGGCAAATGGGTTGCGTCGCGGCCAAACGAAGGCAGGCCGGCAGGGTTCCACCTTTCCACCCTGTACTCGCCACTCGGCTGGGTCACCTGGGCGGAAATCATGAAAGACTGGATCGCTGCCCGTGCCGCAGAAAAAAGCGGCGACGCCACGCGCATCAAGACATTCACCAACACCGTGCTCGCCGAGACGTGGGAAGACCAGGGCGACCGCGTGGCAGAGCACGAATTGACGCGCCGGGTTGAGGATTACGCACTCGGCACCGCGCCATTCGGATGCCTCGCGCTATCCGCCGGCATCGACGTCCAGCCAGACCGCCTGCACTTACTGGTGTGGGGCTGGGGGAGAGGCGAAGAGGCGTGGCTTATCGACCGCAGGGTCATATCCGGCAGCCCTGAAGAGCAGGCCACATGGGATGCACTGGACGAAATTCTCCGTGCGCCGTTCCCGCACGCATCCGGCAGCCACCTCATGATTGGCGCCGCCGCCGTCGACTCCGGCGGCCACAATACCCAGGCCGTCTACAATTACGCTAGGGCGCGAATGCATCGCCACGTCCTCGCCATCAAGGGCAGCAGCCAACCCAATAAGCCGATCCTCGGCAAGCCGAGCGACATCGAGGTCAACCATCGCGGCGTCAAGATCAAGTCGGGGGCCAAGCTCTGGCCAATCGGAACGGACACCGCCAAGGCGCTCATTTATGGCCGGCTTCGACTCCCCCCGCCGGGCGCCGGGTGCTTCCACTTTCCTGCCGCTGTTCCCGGAGAATTCTTCGAGCAACTCACCGCCGAGCGAATGGTCACCAAGTACATCAAGGGCCACCCGCGCCACGAATGGGTCAAGCAAGTCGGCCGCCGCAACGAAGACCTGGACTGCACCGTCTACGCCTATGCCGCCGCACTGTATCTCGGCATCAATCGCTGGCGGCAGGCCGAGTGGGACAAGATCGAGGCCAAGATTCAGCCGCAAGTGCGCGACCTATTCTCTCAGCAGCAGCAACCGCAGGCGCAACAAAGCTCGCACACCAAACAGCCCGAGCCAGACCATATCGAGCAGCCGCTCACTATGGTCCAGCCGCCACCCATGAAACAGCAGGCGAGACGGACTGTTCGCAGCGGATACCTTCGTTAGCGGAAATCCCGCCGACAGACCAGGCAGGCCATGCCGTGCCAGCATCGTCGGCATGGCCTATACAGAAACCGACCTCGCCGCACTTGAGCGCGCCATCGCCACAGGCGAGCGCATGGTGCAATTTGCCGACCGCCGCGTCGAATACCGCAGCATCGATGAACTGATCCGCGCTCGAGACGAAGTGCGCCGATCCATTGCACCGCAGCGCGCCCCGCTGTCTGGCCGCACCTGGGCCGCCGTCCAGGGCGGAAAGGGGCTGTGATGCTCGGCAAGCTACTCTCCTGGATACTGCCTCGAGCTTCAACTCATGAGGGCGCATCATTTGGCCGCCGCCTGCGCATGTGGATGCCGTTTGATTCCGGTCCAAAGCGCGAGCACATCACCCTGCCAACGCTCCGCGCCCGGTCGCGCGACGCCTGCCGAAACAACCCAATCGCCCGAGCGGCCGTCGAGCGCATGGTGACCGACGTCATCGGCGCCGGTATCAGCCCAAAGCCGGTGATCGAATCCGAGTCGTTGCGCATGCGCCTGATCGACCAATGGGAAGCCTGGTCGGCGGAATGCGACGTCGATGGCCAGACCGACTTCTACGGCCTGCAGACGCTGGCGCTGCGGGCCATGCTGGAATCTGGCGAATGCCTCGCCGTACTGGATACAGGAACTGCCGCCGGCATTCCGCTACGGATTCGCCTGCTTGAGTCAGACCATCTGCCGTTCAAAAACGAGAAGCTGAAGAACGGTAACATCATTGTCGATGGCATCGAGTTCGACGCCAAAGGCCGCCGCGTCGCCTATTGGCTGCACCCGCGCCACCCAGGCGACCCGGTAGCGTCATCGTCCGCCGATTCAATGAACGAGCCGCGCCGCGTCACTGCTGATCGCGTCATCCATCTTTTCGAGGCCACCCGTCCCGGCCAGATACGCGGCGTGCCATGGCTTGCCAGCGTGCTGGTCCGCCTGAAGACGCTGGACGAATTCAACGACGCCCAACTGGAGCGGCAAAAGCTGGCCAACCTGTTCGTCGGCTTCATTCGCCGTCCACCTCCCGAGCCGGGCGCACAAACCATTGGCCCGGACGGACAACCGCTGTCCGACGACGAAGAGCAGCCGCCGCTGGTCTTTGAGCCAGGAATGCTGCAGGAGCTTGGGCCGGGCGAGGACGTTACGTTTTCAGAACCACCCGGCACCAGCACTGGCTACCTTGATTTCACCCGCGCGCAACTGCGCGACGTGGCGTCTGCACTCGGCATTCCTTACGCCATCCTCACCGGCGATTTCGACAACGTCAATGATCGCGTCGTCCGTGTGGCGCTCAATGAATACAAGCGCCGGGCAATCTCCCTGATCCGCAACGTCCTGGTGCCCAAACTCTGCTCGCCGATCCGCAACGCCTGGTGTGACGCCGCCGTTCTTGCCGGAACCCTTCCGGCAAACATCCAAGTCAAGGCGACCCGATGGACTCCGCATGGCTGGGCCTATCTGCACCCCGTCCAGGACGTCCAGGCCGACGTGCTGGCCATCAACAACAAGCTCAAGAGCCGCAGCGAGGCGCTGCTTGAGCGCGGCTACGACGCGGAGTTGATTGACCGCGAGATCGCGTCCGACATGGCCCGCGAGCAGTCCTTGGGTATAGCCGGAAATCCCGCCGACAGACGCGCACCCGCCAATTCGGCAGCATGACCATCACTTACAGCACTTGCTGAGGATTGAAACAATGAAAAAATGGTATTCCGTACAAGCAGCCACCCAGTCTGGCGCTCCGGCAAAAATCTCGATTCACGACGAGATCGGCGCTTGGGGCGTGACGGCGCGGGATTTCATCCGAGAGTTTGACGCGCTGCCGCAAGACGCAGAAATCGAGCTTTCCGTCCACTCTCCCGGCGGCAGCGTCTTTGAGGCGCTGGCGATCTACCACGTCCTCGCGCGTGCAAAAGATCGCCTGGTTGCTCGCGTCGAAGGCATGGCCGCATCAGCCGCCAGTTTGATCGTCATGGCCGCGCATCGCATCGAAATGCCGGAAAACGCCTACATGATGATCCACAACCCGTGGGCCGCATCGATTGGCGACTCCGAAGCCATGCGCGCCATGGCTGACATGCTCGACAAGGTCAAGGGCAGCCTGACCGCAATCTATGTCCGCCGAACCGGAAAGACGGACGAGGAAGTCGCCGCACTTCTCGACGCAGAAACATGGATGACCGGCACAGAGGCCGTCGCAGCCGGATTCGCAGACGCCGTGATTGATGCGGCGCCCGTATCGGCAAAAGTGTCGGACGCCGCCCGCGCCCATTTTCTGAAACTTCCCCAGGCGCTTTCAACCCCGGATGCCATGCCGGCCGACGAAGTCGCCAGTGCTTGCGCTGACGCCGGATTCGGAAAGCTCGCCGCAAGCCTGATCCGCGCCAAGGCAACGAAACCCATGGTCTCAGCAAGAATTGGCGAAGCTCAAGAAATCGTCGCCCTTGCAAATGCCGCCGGACGCCCAGGCGACGCCGAGTCCATGATCCTCAACGGACTATCAGTCGACGCCGCCAGAGAAAAGCTGATCGCCGCCCGCGCATCAGGGAACCCCAGCGTCACCGGCCAAAATTCTGTGACCGACTCAGGATTCGAGGCGCCCGCAGAAAACAACGACGGCAGCGATGGCAAGCCCGCCGCCAGCATCAATTTCCGCAACATTTATTCCGCCCGCCAGGCGGCAAACAAACCCGCCTGACCAATCTAGGAGCCAACCATGAACCTCGGTATTTTTGATTCCAACAAATTCAGCCTGCAAGAACTGACCGCCGCGATCAATGAATCGCCAGCCCTGCCGTCCCGCCTCGCCAGCCTTGGCGTTTTCCAGGAAGAAGGCATTTTGACCACCAGCCTGACGGTCGAAAAAAACGCAGACTCCCTGGCGCTGATTGCAAACACCAGCCGCAGCGGCACCCCGGCCGGCACCGGCGGCGGCACCCGCTCCGTGGTTGTTTTCCCGACCACCCACCTGCCGACGCTGGACACCATCACAGCCGACGATATTCAAAACCTGCGCGCATTCGGCTCGGCCTCCGAAGAGGAAACCATGCGCTCGTTCGTTGATCGTCGCTTGGCCAAGATGCGCCGCCGCCTGGACGCCACCATTGAATATCAGCGTGTCGGCGCCATCAAGGGCAGCATCATCGACTCCGATGGCACCACGGTCATCAGCAATTTGTTCACGGCATTCTCCCTGACTCAACAGACCGCCACCCTGACGCTCGGCACCGCAACCGCCGACATTCGCGGCGAAGTCCTGGCCGCCATGGACAAAATGGAAAACGCGCTAGGCTCCGAGCCTTACTCCCGCGCTCGCTGCCTGTGCGGAAAGACGTTCTTCCGCGCTCTGATTGCCCATGCCAAGCTGGAAAAAGCCTACGAACTCTTCGAGTCCGGCATTTTCCTGCGCAACGATCCGCGCAACGGCTTTGAGTTCGGCGGCGTCACGTTTGAGGAATATCGCGGCGCCATTGCCGGCGTTCCGTTCATCGCCGATGGCGAAGCCTACCTCTTCCCGGAGGGCGTCGACGACATGTTCATCACGCGCTTTGCCCCGGCGAACTACGTCGAGACCGCCAACACCATCGGCCTTCCGTATTACGCCAAGCAGGAAGTCAAGCCGCTCGGCAAGGGCATCGATGTCGAGGCGCAATCCAACCCGATCAGCATCTGCACCCGCCCGCGCGCCGTAATCAAGCTGACCATCACGCCTTAATCCGCAATAACCCAGCGGCGCACGGCTTGACCGCCGTTGCGCCGTTTTTACGACAGGAGTCATGATGACGGAAAGGCCAATGCGGAGGGCGCACACCTGCGACGGAGACCCGGAGACCACTTGTAATTACGCGGAAAACATGTCGGAAGCGACAGCGGAACGCGCAGTTAAAAAGTTTTTCGCCATTCTCGGCGTTGATGTCAGTAAGCCGGAAAGCGTGGAAGAGTTCCGCGAAGACCTTCGCTTCGGACGCAAGATGCGAAAGGTCGCAGACCACGGCCTTCTCGCATTTTTCGGCGTCGTCGCCGCAGCATTGGCCGCCGCCGTCTGGGCGGGCATCGTCTCCAAGATCAACGGGGGGCACTGATGGAGCTTTTACCAGACTGGAAGCGTATCGCCCGGCGTGCGTGGAGCGTTCGCCTTTCCATTATCGCCGCCCTGTTTTCCGGGGCCGAAGTTGTCTTGCCGCTGTTTGTCGACGTGCTTCCACGCAACCTCTTTGCGTCACTGTCATTCGTTGCCGTTGTCGGCGCCGGAATGGCCCGCGTCGTCGCACAACCAAGGATGCACCAATGAACAGGCCACGCAATGCGATTGCTGCGCTGACCCTATCTGCCGCCGCCCTGGTCGGCCTCGTCATGCAGGAGGGATACACTGACCGCGCCATCATCCCGGTAAAGGGCGACGTTCCAACAATTGGCTTTGGCACGACCGGAGGCGTCAAGATTGGCGACACGATCACACCGCCCAAGGCACTGGCGAGAGCATTGACCGACGTACAGAAGTTCGAGGGGGCGCTGAAGCAATGCGTCACCGTCCCGCTGCATCAACACGAGTACGACGCCTTTGTCGGCTTCTCCTACAACGTCGGCTCCGCTGCATTCTGCCGGTCTGGGATCGTCAGGAAACTGAACGCCGGGGACTACAAGGGGGCATGCGGAGAAATTCTGCGCTGGACATATTTCCAAGGGAAGAACTGCGCCGCACCAGAGAACGCGCGCCTATGCGGCGGCCTCGCAAAGCGCCGCCATGAAGAGTACCAGCAGTGCATGGGAGGATCGTGAAATGGGCTTGTTTAGCGTAATTCCGACGCCTTATCGCATCTTGTTCATGGCGCTGTTCGCAGCATTTCTGGTAGGTGCTGGATGGATGAAAGGCGCCGCCCATGTTCAGGATAAATGGGATGCCGAAACCGTCAATCAATCATTGACGGCTTCCCGCATCGAGAAGGCGCAAGCTGAGGCCACGGTGAAAGTGGTCACAAAGTTTGTTGATCGAGTTCGCGTCGTCAAAGAGACCGGAGCGACTTTAACGAGGGAGATTGTTCGATATGTACCGTCTGATTCCTGTGATTTGCCTCCTGGCTGGCGGGTGCTCCACGATGCCGCCGCCAGTGGTGAGCCTGCCGACGCCGCCAGAAATCCTGATGCGACCGCCGTCCCCGCTCAAGCCGCTGCCGCCACCGTCATCGACAACTACTCCGCGTGCCGCGCCAATGCCGAGCAGCTTGCAGCCATTCAAAACTGGGTCACGGAAACAACGAAGCCCACAGGTAGCGCCGGAGCCGTAAATGACTGATTTTTCCGTCATCGCCGCGCGCCTCGACGCCGCCGTTTTCTCCCGCCTATCTGACCCGGCAACCATCGACGGCCGCCCGGTGCGCGGCATGTTCCGAGCGCCATGGATGCAGCCAGCGATGGGAACCATGCAGACCGGCCTCAATGAGCCGACACTGGTCGTGCGGGACGAAGACATTGCCGACGCCGCGCCGGGCAGCCTGGTCGTCAACGCCGGCAAGACATTCGACGTGGTGAGCATCGAGCCGGATGGAACCGGAACAACGACGCTGGTTCTTCGCTTGAGGCTGCCATGATTGGCATGGACGTCCAGGTCGGCAGCGGGGAAATCGAAAAGCTGCTGGGCATGCTTCACGTTTCAAAGGAAGCCTGCCGCCGCGCATCCAAGCGCGCCGTTCGCAAAGTCGCAAAATGGACGCAGGCAACGGCCGCTAAAACAATGTCTGCCGAGATGCGACTGCAGCAGCGGATCATGCGCGCCAGACTCCGGATGTACATGCGCGGAGACGGCATGGAACAAAAGGTCTGGCTCGGCCTGAATTCTCTGGCCGCTCGCCGACTCGGCGTGCCCAAAAGACAGGGGACAGGAACAAAGGTCGGCGCCCATTTCTTCGACGGCGCATTCCCAATCTGGAAGTTTGGCGGTGGCGTCTACCGCAGAACAACGTCCGAGCGGTTCCCGCTCGAGCTTGCCAAGCTGGAAATCGACGAGGCCGGCGCCAAGGCGCTGCATGACGCATCACGCCGCGCAGAAGCCAGGCTGCTCGAGATATTGAGGCAGGAACTCAATTACGAATTTCAGAAGTCCATGGGGCGCGCAAAATGACACTCACCGACATCGTCGACGCAACCGTTGCCAAGCTCCGTGCAGCAATGCCAGACGTTCCAACGATAGAAGGCGACCCACCGCCGCATGCGCAGCGATCCATCCGCGTTCCTGCGGTCTATGTTGAGATTTCCGAGATTGAGCCGGTCAGCAACCCAGGCGACGGCCGCATATCAGTCGACGCTCGTTTTGAGGCTCGCTGCATCGTCGATCCAAACGGCGCCCGCAGCCACCTTGCCGTCCGCGAGCTTGCCAGCCGCGTCGTGCGCACACTGCAGGAAATACGCCGACCAGTATCGGGCCACGGTCACATCAGGATTGAAAGAGCCGGCGACGAAATGTTCCGGCCAAAAATGGACGGGTATGATGTGTGGGTGGTGGAGTACGGCGTTGAGGTTTATCTTGGCGAACTCGAGCCAGCAGGCGTGACGCCCACCGAGATTTATTTCGGCATGACGCCGGCCATTGGCCCGAATCACGTGCCGGATTATGAGCGGATAGCATGAGCTTCGATTTTGCGGAACTTGAGCGACGCCTGTCCAATCTGGCGCGCATCGGAACAATCGCCGAAGCCGACTACAGCAAGGCACTCGTCCGCGTGCGCAGCGATGGCTTCACCACCGAATGGCTGCCGTGGATCACGCGCCGCGCAGGCGGCGACATCGACTGGTGGGCGCCGGAGGTCGGCGAACAGGTTCTGGTCATCGCCCCATCCGGTCTTATGGAGGATGCGTTCGTCCTTCCTGCGCTGTACTCGAACAGCAAGCCGGAGCCGGAGCAATCACCAGACCGACATACCACGCGCTACGCCAATGGCGACGTGGTCACCCACGACCGCAGCAACGGATCGTGGTTTATCCAGTGCGCTGGCGAAATCACAGTTCAGGCCGGCGGCCCGGTGACTATCATTGCCGCCGGGCCGGTGCTGGTGCAAGCGCCGTCGGTCACCCTGGACACCCCGCAAACCACCTGCACTGGAAACCTCACAGTAGCAAAGAGCCTGGCCGTGCAAGGTGCTGGCGGCGGCACGTCAACGCGCATCACCGGCAATATCGAAATGGTTGGAAATATCGCCGTGGACGGCAGCATCAACGCCAGCGGCAGCATCATCGACGCGGGCGGAAACACCAACCACCACTCGCATTGACGCGCTGGAAATCCCGCCGACAGACATTTAACCCACCGCAAGTCAGCATGGCCGCATTCTCAACCAGAGGAGCAGCCCAATGCCTGAACAATTTCTCCACGGCGTAGAAGTAGTCGAACTCGACTACGGCGCCCGACCCATTTCAACCGTTCGGTCGAGCGTCATCGGCTTAATTGGCACCGCGCCCGATTCGCAGCCGCAGACTACCGCAAGCCTGAACACCGGCACGCTGGCCGCCAACAACGCGCTAACCTTTACCGCCGTCAGCGCTGGCGCCATCGGTAACACGGTGTCCGTCAAACTGCGCAACCCGCAGGCCAACAGCGCCGCGCTGTCGGTGACCGTGAATGGCTCGGCCATCGTCGTTAATTTGGCAACCGATGTGGCCGGCGTTATCACGTCGACCGCAACCGCCGTCAAGGCCGCAATTGACGCCAAGGCGGAGGCCGCTGCGCTAGTGAGTGTTGCCAATACTGGCGCATCGAACGGTTCAGGCATCGTTGCGGCAAGCAATACCACGATCTTCCTCGCTGGCGGCAACGACGAGGCATTCCCGCTCAATGTGCCCGTGCTGGTCGCCGGGAGCCGCCTTGAAGCAGCCAAACTCGGCACAGCCGGCACGCTGCCCGCCGCAATCGACGCCATCTTCGACCAGGCCGGCGCCATGGTTGTTGTTGTTCGCGTTGATGCCGGCGTCGATGCAGCAGCCACCAAGAGCAACATCATCGGCGGCGTCGATGTTTCCACCGGGCAATACAAGGGCGTCCAGGCATTCCTCGGCGCCGAGAGCATCGTCAAGGTCCAGCCGAAGATTTTGCTCGCGCCCGGCTTCTCGCATGACACGGCCGTTATCTCCGAAATGCTCGGCATCGCCGACCGCCTGCGCGCCGTCATCATTGCCGATGGCCCGAACACGACCGATCAAGCCGCCATCGGCTACCGCGAACAATTCGGATCAGCCCGCGTCTACGTTGTTGATCCGTGGGTAAAGGTTTGGGACACCGAGGCCAATGCCGAGGCGCTGCAGCCCGCATCCGCTCGCGTTGCCGGCATGATCGCTCGCTCCGACAATGACCGTGGATTCTGGTGGTCGCCATCGAACACCGAAATGTACGGCATTACCGGAACCGCCCGCTCGGTCGACTTCACGCTTGGCGACGTCAATGCCCGCGCCAACTACCTCAACGAAAACGAGGTGGCCACGATCATCCAGAAAGACGGCTACCGCCTGTGGGGAAATCGCACTTGTTCTGCCGACCCGAAGTGGGCCTTCCTGTCCGTGCGCCGCACGGCAGACATGATCAACGAGTCGATGCTGCGTGCTCACATGTGGGCCGTCGACCGCAATATCACCAAGACCTACGTCCAGGACGTTCTCGAAGGCGTCAATTCCTACCTGCGTCACCTGACGGCAGTCGGCGCCATTCTCGGCGGCAAGGCATGGGCAGACCCGGCGCTGAACACCCCGGATCAGATCAGCCAGGGCAAGGTGTATTTCGACTTCGACTTCACGCCGCCGTATCCGGCCGAGCACATCACCTTCCGCTCGCGCCTCGTCAATGACTACATCGAGGAAATCTTCAAATGATCGCCGACATCCTGTACGACCTGAATCTGTTTGTCGATGGCCGTGGCTATGCCGGCCGCGTCAAGGAAATCAAGCTCCCGACCATCAAGCCGAAAATGATGGGCTACCAGGCCGGCGGAATGGCCGCAGAAGTCGACGTCCCCATGGGGCGCTTCGAGAAGCTGGAAGCAGAGGCTACCTTGTACGCGTTCGACAAGGACGTTCTCAATCTCATGCGCGTCCTTCCTGGCGAGCAGTTCGCCTTCACGGCACGCGGCTCAAAAGTCAGCGACGACGGCACGAAAAAGCCGGTCGTTGTCACCATGCGCGGTCTGCTGTCCGAGGTCGACATGGACACCTGGAAGCCGGGTGACGAAATGCCGCTCAAGCTCAAGATGAGCCTGCGCTACTACAAGCTCGAGGATGACGGCACCGTGGTCTATGAAATCGACCCGGTGAACTACAAGGCTGTCGTCAACGGCAAAGATCAACTCGAAACCACCCGCCAGCATCTGGCGATCTAACCGGAGATCAACCATGAAAAAGCAATACACCGCCCTGAAGTCTTTTGCGCACGAAAATACCTACTGCGAAAAAGGCGCCACCGTTGAACTGACCGATAAGCAAGCCGAGTTCCTCCTGGCCGGCGAGTTTGTCGAGATCGTCAAGGCCGCCGAGCCTGTCGCCGCGCCTGCTGTCAAGGCCAAGAAAACCGAAGGGGCCGCGTAATGAGTGAGCGCAGCACGATTGCGCTGGATCATCCTATCGAGGCGGATGGCGTCCGCCTCGAGCGGCTGACCATTCGGCGCCCCAAGGTGCGCGACCTGCTGACCGCCAGCAAGTCCGGCGGAGGCGACGAGGTCGCGCGTGAAATCCGCCTGTTTGCCAACCTCTGCGAAGTTGCGCCAGACGTTATCGAAGACCTCGATATGGCCGACTATGGAAAGCTGCAGGATGCTTACGCGGGTTTTACGTCAGGCTCGCAGACGAAGCGAGCCTGAGACGTGTCGTAGTGGATGTGGCGAGCGTCACCGGGTGGAGCCTGTCGGAGCTTTTGGAACTAACCCACGACGAGCTTATCGCCTGGCGCGCCAGCCTTCCCGAGCAGCACGCCACATAGCAATAAAGGACCGCCCGGCATCGGCAACTGGATCAACAAGGAGCAGCCGGGCGATCAGCATCAAGGGGATTGAAGCGAGCGCAGCAAGCATGCCGACAACCGCACTCTCCATCACATTGAGGTCGCTCGTTGCGAATGCGGCAACGGCGGCAGAAAACCAGATTAGATAAGCGAGGATTTTCATGCTTGGGAAAATGGCGTTAGCCTTCACGATTGGGGCTGCAATATCGGACAAGCATGCTCCTGCTGTCGGCAAAGTTCAAGCAGACTTCACCAAGCTCGGAAGTGCCGTCAAAAGCCTGTCTGACCAAGCAAAAGGGCTTGAGCGCTTCGACAGGGCGCGGGAAGCGTTCAAAAAAGCATCCGCCGGAGCCAAAGAAGCAAAAGAAAAACTGGCCGCACTCAAGGCGGAATATGACAAGGCGCCGTCCGACCGCCTTGAAAAGCAGATCAAACGTGCAACAGATGCATTTGAGGCTTCAAAGATCAGGGTCTCGGAAAAGCGCAAGGCGCTGACCGACCTAAATACGTCACTCAGGTCCGCCGGTGTTTCAACTCGCAAGCTGGCAGACGAAAAAATCAGGCTCGGCAAGGCGCTAGACGAGTCGCGCGCAAAATTGGAGAAATACAACGCCGTTCAGTCACAGCGTCAGCGCGTCGGGGCCGCCTGGGAAGAAACCAAGGGAAGCGTTGCCATCGGCGCCGCCGCCGCAGCGTCGTTTGGCGCGGTTGTCTCAAAGCCCGTCATGAACACTGCAAAGCACGAGGACCAGATTCGCCAGGTCGCCATCACCGGAGAGTTTGCAGGAACCGAGCAAGAGGCGCAGCTTGGCGCAACTGTGCGCAGGAACGCGCAGCTATTCAACCAGACCACCGAGGACATCAATAAAGGTCTTCAGGTACTTGTCGCAGAGGGAGTGGACGCACGAAAGGCTGGCGACATGTCCGCCATTCTAGCCAAAGGCGCAACGGCCACCCGAGCGAGCTTTGAAGACCTGGCCAAGATGACGGCCAACTTCGACAAGGTTCTTGGCGTCAAGGATATGGAACTGGCCTACAGCCAGGTTGCCAAGGCCGGCAAGCTCGGCAGCTTCGAGATCAAGGACATGGCAAAGTGGTTCCCGAACCTCGGCGGCATGATGAAGTCGCTCGGAGTCACCGGGAACGACGCCGTGGTCAGCATGGCGTCCCGTCTGCAGATCGCCAAAATGACAGCCGGCAGCAGCGACGAGGCCGCAAACAACCTGAAAAACTTCCTCGCCAAGCTAACAAGCCCTGACACGCAAAAGGACTTCGGGAAGCTCGGCATCGACCTGCAGAAGCGGATGATGACAGCGGCTGCAAAGGGGCTCGACCCGATTTCTGCCGGCGTCAGCACCGTCATGGAGCAAATGGCGAAGAAATCGCCCGAGGCGGCCGCCGCCATGAGGAAGATGGCAGCCGAGGTTGCTGCGATAAAAGACCCGGCAGAGCGCGCTGCGGAGCTTGAGCGCCGTCGTGGCTTCATTGAGAAGCTCGGGGAGAGAGCGGGCATCGGACAAATGTTCCAGGACATGCAAGCCGTGTCCTATCTGCTTGCGGAGGTGCAGAACCAGGACAAACTGAAGTCGATTACCGAACAGACGAAAACCGGCCGCTCTGCATCCGGCGCCATGACCATTGATCAGGACTTTGCAGATCAAATGGATTTGACGACGGAAAAGCTGAAGTCATCCAGCATTGCGCTCAGCGAGTTTGGGAAAGTCGTCGGCACGGCATTGATGCCAGCCGTTCGGGTTGCCGTTGACGGATTCACAACCGTAGTCACCGGCCTGGCGAATCTCGGAAAAGAATTCCCCAAGGCTGCCAAGGCCGTGGTTATCGGCGCCACACTGATCGGTGGCGGACTGGTTGTCGGAAAGTTGATCCTGGCCGCACGGTCAATAATCGGCCTTGTTTCCGCATTGCGCGGACTATCGGCGGCCCAGTCCGCTCTTTCTGGTGGTGGCATGATTTCCAAGCTGATCGGCGGGTTCTCGCGCATCGGCCCGGCGATTGGCGCCGTCGCCCGAACTGTTATGTCCTACGGCCCGATGATCGGGAGCGTTTTGTCTGGCGTTTTCCGCGTTCTGGCATTTACCCCATGGGGACGGGCTGTATCGCTCATCGTCGCAGCAGGGACGCTCATCTGGCAAAACTGGGACAGGATTAAGGCCGCCGCTTCAACGCTGTGGGATGGAATCAAGATCGCGTTCTCGTGGTCACCACTCAGCATGATCGTCAACAACTGGACTGCCATCACCACGTTTTTCCAGACCATGCCGTCCAAGTTTGCAGCATACGGATCGGCAATCATCGACGGTCTATCCGCTGGATTTTCCGCAAAGATTGAGGCGCTCAAGGCAACCGTGACCGGACTCGGCGATAGCGTTGCTGGCTGGTTTAAGGAAAAGCTAGGCATCCGTTCGCCGTCCCGAGTTTTTATGGGATTTGGTGAAATGGTCGGCGAAGGCGCCCGCCTCGGCATTGCATCAACGATTGGCGCCGTGGCACTCGCCGGTAGCCAGCTTGCCAGCGCAGCCCAAGCAGACCTCTCGGCCTCGACCAACCCGCCCGCCATTGCTCGCCAGGCATCTAGGCCAGCAACTACTTCAGGCCAATCTGGGCAAGCTCAAGGCGCGGCGCCATCGGTCAGCATTACCCAGACATTCCACATCACCCAGCTTGCCGGAGAGGATTCGGCGGCACTGGCCAGGAGAGTTGCCGAAATGGTTAAACGAGAAACAGAAGGCGCGAGGCGCGCCGCACTCGGAGACTGGGCATGAGCGGATTCAATGTCGACATTTCCGGGATTATTTCTGGCGCCATCACTCCGGTGAAGAACGCAGTTTCAAGTGCGACCAGCATCATCGACCGGGCGAAATCTGCTGTTTCCGGCGCATCCGGTGCGCTTGGTCAGGTGACGGCATCGCTTGAGAAAAACAGTCTTGTGTCGTTCGCCAAGGGGTTTGCTGATGCACCAACCAATGCGCTGTCATCCGCCGCAAAGAAGCTCGGATTCGACGACGCGGCGAAGGCAATCAAGACAGGCCGGATCGACGACATTGTTTCCGCCGCCGGGAAAGACGCTGTCGAGCTTCTGACGGCAGAAGGAACGCGCCAGATTAACAAAGCCATCGATGGCATGCTTGGCGGCATCGGAGAGCTTCTCGGCTCGCTTGATACATCCGACCATTCGCCAGTCGGCGACGTGCTTCTGATCCTCGGATTATTTCCGTTCATGGTCGGCACCATGGCGCACCAGAGCATCAAGCGGACCAGCGAGTACCGATGGCCGAACCAGGACAGAATAACCCGCGCACCAGCCCACCAGTTCGTCGGCATCGGCGTTGATCGCGTTGAGCTTGAGGGCTACCTGCTGCCGCACTACACCGGGAGCACGTCCCACATCCAGACCCTGCGCCGCATGGCGGAGGCAGGCGAGCCCTACGAGCTTGTCGACCATTACGGCAGCGCCTATGGGCGCTATGTTGTCTTGCGCGTAGAGGAAACCCGAACAGAGCTTGACCGCGTTGGCCAGCCGCGCCGCGTTGACTTCCGCCTGGAGCTTGCCGCTTATGGCGAGGACGACGTGGTTTCAACCACCAGTGGCGCACCGCAAAAAACGGCATCAAGCGATCAGCAGCCGGAGGAAATGACAGCATGAGCAGGGTCTATATGACACGCGACGGCGAAATGCTCGACGCCATTGCCGCTCGCGTTTATGGCAGCGAGGCTGCAGTGCACGACATCATTGACGCCAATCCAGGCATTTCATCCTTGCCGGAAAGACTCCCGGCTGGCGTGAAGATCGTTTTGCCAGACCTCCAGACGCCTGTCGGAAACCCGAAAACCGTCCGCCTGTGGGGGCAAGGATGAAGCCGACATTCCGGGTGGTCGCTGACGGCGCCGACATCACCGCAAGGATCGCGGAGCGCCTCCTATCGATCCGCATCACCGACGAGGCCGGGATCACCTCCGACCAGGTGGAGATTTCTCTCGATGACCGAGGTGGAGAAATCAGCCTTCCGCCGACCGGCGCCGAACTATCAGTGTCGCTCGGTTATGAAAACGGCATTATCTACAACCTCGGCAAATACAGCGTCGACGAGGTTGAAATATCCGGGTCGCCGTGGTCAATGACCCTGCGCGGCAAAGCTGCCGACATGAAGGCAAGCCTCAAAAGCTGGCGAAAAGCCGATTACCACAAAACAACGCTCGGAAAGATTCTGACCACCATTGCGCAGCGCCACGGGCTGAAGCCAGCCATTGCCAGCGAATTCTCCAGCATCGCCGTCGACCACCTCGACCAGACCTACGAATCCGACCTTCACATCATCACCCGCCTGGCCGAACAGCACGGCGCTGTGGCAAAGCCGGCCGGCGGGAGTCTTCTGTTCGTGAAGCGCGGCGCCGGTGTTGATGCCAGCGGAAAGCCACTCCCGCCAGTGGCGATTCCAGGCCACCAGATCATCGACTGGCGCGCGGCGATTCATGACCGCCAGTTTTACTCCCGCGTCGGCGCCCATTACAAGGACAAGCGCGGCGCCAAGGTGACCTACGTCTATTCGGGCGATGGCGAGCCAGTGATGTACTTGCGCCACCCATTCAAGAGCCAGCAGGACGCCGTTTCAGCAGCCGAGGCCAAGCTGCGACAATTGAAGCGCGGCCGGACGTCACTATCGCTCTCCATTGTCGGCAACCCGATGATCTGCGCAGAAATGCCGATTATTGTGTCCGGGTTTCGAGACGGCGTCGACGGCGAGTGGATTGTGACCAGGGCGGAGCACACGCTCGATAGCGGAGGGCTGACAACGCGCCTCGAGGCGCAGCGCCGCGACGACTTCGCCATTGACCAGTCCGGCAGCGAGAGCAACTAGGAAACCAGGCGACAGGAAATCCCGCCGACAGACGCCGCCCGCGAATATCGGCACTCTGCTGCTCCATGAGCGGCATGAACACACACTCCGGCGGCGAGCTTGACGGCATTGAACACCTCAAGCAATCGATCCGCGACATTCTGACCACCCCTATTGGGACGCGGGTAATGCGCCGCGCCTATGGGTCACGCCTTTTCGACCTCGTCGACGCGCCGATCAATCGCAGAACCATCGCGTCGATTTATGCAGCCACGGCTGACGCGCTGCGCAAATGGGAGCCTCGATTCGTTCTCAAGCGCGTCTCGCTTGAGAAGGCGACGCCAGGCACCGTCTCGTTGACGCTGTTCGGCGAGTACGTCGCCAACGGTAGCACCGGGAACACTACTCTGACCGTCGAGGTGGCTCGGTGAGCATTGACCTGACCAAACTGCCGGCGCCGGCCGTCGTTGAATCGCTGAATTTTGAAACGATTCTGGCGACCATCAAGGCGGACGTTATCGCCAATTACCCAGACGCCGCAGCAACCTTGCAGCTTGAATCCGAGCCGATCACAAAGCTGATCGAGGTTTTTGCATACCGCGAACTCATACTGCGGGCGCGCATCAACGACGCGGCGCGGTCGGTCATGCTCGCCTATGCAGCCTCAACCGATCTTGACCACCTGGCCGCCCTGGTTGGCGTGTCGCGCCTCGATGGCGAAACAGACGAGCGCCTCCGATACCGGACGCAGCTCTCGCTCGAAGGATTCTCGACTGCTGGCCCGGTGCTTTCCTATGTGTTCCACGCGCTATCGGCGTCGAATCAGGTCAAGGACGTCCATGTTGATAGCCCAACCCCAGGAGAGGTTCGTGTCGTTGTCTTGGCGACGCCGTCTGAATCGAACCAGAACGGCATTCCGAGCGCCGAACTTCTCGATGCCGTCGATTCAATACTGAACGCAGAGGATGTTCGCCCGTTGTGCGACACCGTCACCGTTGTTCCCGCTTCCGTCCTGTCCTACGCTGTATCAGCCACGCTGACATGCGTTCCCGGCCCAGATACGGCAGTTGTTCTATCCGCCGCGCTTTCTGCCTGCCAGACATACGCGGCAGAGCAATTCCGCCTCGGGTACGACGTGACGGTTTCCGGTCTTCATGCCGCCCTGCACCAGCCCGGCGTGATGCGCGTTGACTTGTCCAACCCATCCGAAAACATCGCCGTCGCCAATGACCAGGCAGCACGCTGCACCGGGATAAATGTAACCATCGCCGGAGTTGGCGTGTGAGCACCTTGCTCCCGCCCAACAGCAGCCAGCTTGAGCGCGCCGTTGAGGCCGCCACGGCGCTTGAGATCGCAACCCCGATCAACACCTTATGGAATCCGGACGAATGCCAGGCGGACGCTTTGCCGTGGCTCGCTTGGGCGCTTCACGTCGACAACTGGGACGAAGCCGCCACCGAGTCGCAGAAGCGTGACGCTATAAAACAGTCGATCCATCTGCACCGGAAAAAGGGCACACCATGGGCCGTCAAGCGCGCCCTGGCGACTCTTGGCGTTGAGGTTGATTTGCTCGACCAGCGCGCCCAGCGCGAAATTTACGCTGCACTCGACCCCAACAGGATCAATGGCACGTGGGCGCTGGACGGAACCCGTAAGGTGACTGCGCTCGAGCGCATCACTGGCGTCCCCCAGATTCAGCACTGGGCGCAGTTCATCGTGCGGATGAATATCGCTGAACTCGCCCGGCCCGAGTTGCTTGATCGAATGCGCGCCCTGATCGACGAGTGGAAGCCCGCCCGGTCGTGGCCGATTTTCACATTCTGGCTCCGCTTCTATTTCACGGTCACCATGACCGCCGAATCGCGCTTCATCATGCAGAAGCGCATCCCGGCCCGCTACCCATGGTGCGGTCGCGTGGTGACAGATCGCCAGGACGCCACTTGGTCACTCGGCATCGACGGAACACTGGCACGCTTGCCGGCGCCGTTCGGCAGCTTCGCAGTTGGTCGGCGCTATGGCGGGGACGTGAACTGGTGGCTGACCTCATGCCGCAACGTAAGCCGCGCCAGCATCACCAGCCGGTCAAGCGTCCCCATGTGGCCACGCGAGACCTTGCCCATGGAAGGCACCGTTCACACCCCCGATCCAATCAAGCTATTCCGCCACACCCGTCGACTTGATGGCGCATGGCGCGTCGGAACGCCGACAAAGCTCGGCCGCTTTGACCTCTCCGGAAGCACCCGGCTTGCTCGCCATCCGATGCTGTCCGCGAACCGCCTCGGCGAATTCAAGCTCCACGAGCCTTCCAGAGAAATCCCCGACCCGCGTCCGGCGCGCCTCTCGCTTTCTGGCAACTGGCGCCTTGGCGGCCCGGTAAGCCCGGCATTTAGAACCCAATCAACAAGGATCGCCCATGTCTGAAACCGTTACCTCAAACGCCTATCGGCGCCGCATCGCAAAGCACATGGCCGACAACAGCCCGTTGCCGCCATTTGGCTTCATGGCGTTTGGTGACGGCGGCCACAATCCAGACCTGACCCCGAAGGCACCGAATCCAGATGCCTCTGCGCTCGCGCATGAACTGGTCCGCAAGCCGCTGTCGAGCATCACCCAGCCCACGCCCTACACCGTGGAATGCGAGGGCCGCATCGATGCCGGCGAATTAACCGGCGCCTTCGTCTCGGAAGCCGCGCTGCTGGACGCAGACGGCCAGATCATCGCCATCAAAACCTTCGCCCCGAAAATCCGCGAGGCGGACGAGTTGTACCAAGTTTTCATCGAACCCCGTTTTTAACCAGGAGCGGCCATGACCCTACCGAATCAAAGCATCACGCCAATCCCCAACAACGAGCCGGATGCCGTCCCGTCGCTGTGGAACACGCGCTACGAAGAGATTGACGAGAATTTCGCCAGCCTCGACCAGCGCCAAACATCAACCGAAAACGAGATCGAGGCCGCCCGAGCAGGCGGAGATTCACTCGCCGAAACGATCAACGCGATCATCACGCAAGTCGGCGGCATTTCCGGCGTCCTGAACGGCCTGGCCTCGCCCACGTCGGTGCAGAACGCCGTCACCCTGGACTGGCTGTACCGCAATCACCGCATCGCCTTCGAGCTTTTCGCGGCCGGCTACAACCTGCAAAACCACCTGGGCGTTTCCGTCACCAGCGGCATCATGGGCGACGACTCCCTGGACATCGCCGATACCAGCGGCGTGAAAGTCGGCGAAGACTACCTTCTGTCCGATGCGACCGATACCGCCCTGGTGCGGATCACCGCGATTCACTCCGGTACGCGCCTGCGCCTGGCGGCCAACCTGTCCCGTAACTGGGGCGCTGGCGCCAAGCTGACCGGCTCCACGCTCATTGCTCGCGCAGAAGGCGGCGTCGATGGTGCCATTGGCGGCCAGTGGGTATCGCGTGCGCTCAACCTGGGCGACAACAACACGTCCCGCGCCGTCGTCATTCGCCGCAGCTTGAATGCCGGCGAGGCCCGCCTGTATTTCCGCGACGCCTACACCACGGCATGGACTGAGCGCGCCTGGTCGGTGCGTCGTTCCGGCGGCGGCACCAGCGGCGTGCCGGAAGGCTTCGCCGACTACGAATACGTCGTGCCGATGCGCGGCGATGGCTATCTGCGCATGGTGGTCGATGGCGAGCCGATGGTTATCAAGCACATCGTCGCGCTCGGCGGCGGCACTGAGCAGGGCGGCTACGTCAATCCGCTCATGCGCCCGAACGCGCCCACGATCAGCAGCCCGGCCACCGGTGCGACCAACGTCATCGAGACGCCGACGCTGACCGCCTCCAACTATGTCAGCCCGGCCGGAAACGCCTTCGCCACGGCGCAGTTCCAGATCAGCACCAGCAGCACCTTTGCCAGCGTCCTGCACGACTCTGGCGAAAAGTCGGCCATGACCTACTCGGTTCCGGCTGGCGTGCTTGCCGTCAATACCACCTTCTACGTCCGCGCCCGCGTCAAGGACGTTGCCGGCCTCGTGTCCGATTGGGCGACGATCACCAGCTTCACGACCAAGGCGAGCTACGCCTACGTCAATACCCCGACCGTCACCACGCCGACCAACGGCCAGACCGAAGTCCCGGAACAGCCGACGCTGCAATCGTCCGCCTTCGCCACGACCGGCGGCGCGGATACCCATGCCTCCAGCCAGTGGCAGATTCGCCTTGCCGGCGGCACCTGGGCGGCCCCGCTGCACGATTCCGGCGCGAGCACCACGAACAAGACCAGCTACACGGTGCCGGCCGGCGTCCTGGTTGCCGGCCAGACCCAGTACGTGATGCGCGTTCGCCACACCGGCACCAGCCTGGGCGCGTCCGAGTGGTCTTCCGACATCGCTTTCACGACCAAGCAGCAATTTGCCCAGATCATCGGCATTGTCTGCACGGCCACCGGCGGCGGCGCTGGCACCTGGCAGCGCGTCGACGAGAATTTCAACGCCATCACGACCACGGCCGCGACCTTCAACAACCACCCGACGTATGCGGGCGTGGTTGCGCAGACCATCGACGGCCAGGCCATGATGAAGGTGCCGAAGTATTACCTGAAGACCGGCACCGTCCCGTCTGGCACCTATGCCGGCAAGCGCTACTGGATGGTTTCCGACCAGCCCGTCTCCGGTTTCTCGGTACATCCGGCCTTCATGAATGCCGGGGCGCAGATCGACCAGTTCTGGGTGGGCAAGTACCAAGGCACGAACGACGGCGGCACCAAGCTGGGCTCCGTCGCCGGAAACACGCCCCTGGTCTCCATCGACTTCCCGACCATGCAGACCCGCGCCAACAACCGCAACACCGGCGGCGTCACCGGCTTTGGCCTCTGGAATATCTACCAGCTTTCCGCGATCCAGACACTGGCGCTGATCGAAATGGGCGGCTCCGACAGCCAGACGCTGGTCGGTCAAGGCCATGTCTCCGGCTCGTCTGCGCTGGCCGTCGATAACGCCACCGTCGCACAAGCCACCTGGCGCGGCATCGTCGGCCTGTGGGGCAACGTCTGGCAGATGGTGGATGGTCTGCAAACTGACGCCAGTTCCAAGTTCATGGTGTGGGACAAGAACGGCAACAAGACCTACAAGACCACCAGCCTGACGGCGCCGACCAGCAACTACCCGATCACGATGGCAACCGCCACCGGAA